AGGCATCGACCAGCCGATGTTGCGTGCAAGCGTCTGCGCCTGCTGCATGAGCATCGGGATTCGGTTCTGCGGGGCGATGGAATTGATGTTGTCGAAACCGACGGTCTGGATCGACATGTCGGCAAGATCGTCGAGCGCACCGGGATTCGCCTGCGAGAACCAGAATGACGGGAAACTCGCAATCCTAGCGACATTCGGCGCTGGCGGGATGAGGAACCCGAACCGCTCGATGTTCTTCTTCTTTCGCTGGAGATCGAGCACGCGGGTCATGCGCACCTCCTCCGGAAGCGAACTGTTCGATGCAACGCCCTCGATCTGAAGGTCAATACCGTCAATCTCCGTGGTGACGAAGTTGTCAGCCAGTCCTTGCGTCATCTGCATCTGCCTGTCGTCGATGACCTTGCGGAGTTCGGCCTGCAACTTGCGCTGCTCGTTCTCGTCCTTCTCCTGCATGCGTCGGTACACGTCCTGAACCAGCGCATACGTCTGCGGGGCGTTCTCCTCCATGCCGATCTCCGCGAACTCGCGGAAGCCGGGGGCAATCGCCTCAAGTTCCTTCGTCATGTCCGCGATGGCCGGGCGGAGACGCTGCGCATCGCGCTGGTTCCGCATCTTCTTCGCCATCGAGACGCGGGCCTCCGCACGCTGCTGCATCGCCGCGAACCACTTGTCGGGAGACAGCCGGATGGCCTGCCGCATCCCGTTCTGGTCGGTGAACAGCGCGGCAGGGGTGCCGTCGGGAAGCGTCCCGAAGTCCATCGCCTCAAGCCCGGTGTAATAGCCGTTGTCGAGAGCCTGCTGGACAACGTCGAACGATGCGTACGGGGCGATCTGCTTGGAACCGCGGGCGTCCATCGCGGCCTTCGAGATGGATTCATCGTCGTACAGAGGGTCGAACTCCTCCTGTGGGGCTGGAGGCTGCTGGAATCCCTCGTTCAGCGTGAGCGGCTTCTGCTGCGAGAAGTCGGTCGGAGGTTCCTGCGACGGGAAGGCGGTCATCGGGTTCCTCCAAGCATCATCACGCGCTGCGCAGCGGTGGACGGCGGGAGCAGCATCGACGGATATCCGCCGACCTTGATGTCGAACAGTTCGGCGGCGCTCGGAACCTCGCGGCGTGCGACGCCAGCGGAGATGCCCTCGAACGCCGACTTGACCGGACGCATCATGGCCTCGCCGCCCGGAGCGATGGACGCGGACTGCACCTCCATCGGAGTGGGACGGCCAAGTGCCTCGATGTCCATCTTGGTCTGCGCTTCCGACATGGCGGTCTTTCGCTGTTCCTCGCGGCTTGCTGCGATGTCCTCGACGGCGATGTCGCGGCGGATTCCTGCCTGAATGCCCGGCATGGCGGCGGACATCGCCGCGCCGAACGAGGCGTACGGGTTTTGCGGGTTGTACGTCTGCAACCCCGCTCCGAGTCCGACGAGGAACCGGGAGCCGACCTGCGCGGCACCGGACAGGAACTTGTCCCATCCAGACGGACCCATGCCAGCCATCTGGCGGGCCTGCCGTTCCGAAGTCGGTGCGTCGAGGTCAATGTCGCTAGTTGCAAGTGGTGATCGCATGTTTCACCGTCCTCCACCGCCGAACGCGCTTGCGAACGGACTCAAGATGTTTCCTGCTCCCTGACCGATTCCTTCGGCAATCGCACCGATTCCGGCACCGAGCAGCGCACCGCCGAGCATCTGTCCCGATTGCATGTCCATCATCGCCTTCTGCGTCTCCGCCGCATAGCGTGCTTCGATCGGCCTCGTCATAAACCCGAGAGACTGCTGAAGTTGCGCAGCGCGAGCCGCCTGTGCGGCAGACGTGTACTGCTGGTATTGTCCGCTCTGGTATTGCGAACTCGCAAGCCCGGCACCGAACTGCGCCTGTGCCTGCTGTGCCTGAAGGTTCGCGAGGTTCGACGTGAGCGCGGTCTGCCCCGCAAGGGACGTTCCGAGCGCCTGCTGCTCCATCCCGGCAAGGGACTGCGCAAGACCGCCGCGTGCGGCAAGGGATCCGGCAGCGGCCTGCGCCTGCATGTTCGCGATCGTGTTCGCCTGCGCCATCTGCGCCGCATAGAGCGTCTGCGCGTATTGTTCCTTGACGGCACCAGCCTGCAACGCGCCCTGCGCGGCAACCGCGCTGATCGCGCTCTGGCCGAACGTCGTGTTGGAAAGCCCGGTGAGCATGGACGACATCGTCTGGCGTGCGACAGCCGCGTCGGTCTGCTGCTGGAGCAGCGCGAGCGTGGACTCTCGACCCGCCTCAAGCGTCTTGTACGCTTCGCCGCCCATCTTGCGGAACTCGGCCTGCGATGCGGCGAGCGCCTTCTCGTAGTCAGTGATCCTGCCGCCCATCTCCGCGCCGAATGCACCACGGATTCCGGCGGCACGCTGCTCGAACTTGGCGAGGTCGATCCCGGTGCGCTTCGCGAGGTCCTCTCGCGTCTGCTGCATCTGCGTGGCGTACTTCGACATCGTCTCGTCGAACGACTTCTTGTACAACTCGGCGTTCGCCGTGCGCTCCTTCAGGAAGGAGTCAATGAGTGACGAGTATTCGGTCTGCGCGAACGTGCGCACGTCCGAATACCGCTTCTCCATGTCGGCAATGGCACTGTTGAACCTTTTCTTGCCTCCGAAAAGATTGTCGAAAAGTCCCATTAGTAGGTTCCCTTCACGTTCTTCGTGTGGCTGACAGGCTCGATGAGGACTGCCATCCTTTCAAGCGCCCACGGTACGCCATAACTCTGAATCTGCACATACGCCGCCTGCCCCCTGATACGGCAACGCTTCGAGTCGTTCCTGCCCGGCACCAGTTCGTCGTCAAACGAGGTGATGACCGTCGAGGAATACACCGCAACACCGATCTTGTACCGCGGGGCGACCTTGTTCGTCGGAAGGGTCGGAAGCGGAAGCGGCGTCAGCGCGTAAGACTCCGGGGAGTAATAGGTGTACGTACCTGACGGTGCCTGTGGCGTGGTGTTCGGATAGGTTTCGTCACGTCGGTACATGTTGTAGTCCGCCGGGTTGATGTGCTGGATGTGCCAGTCAACCGCCACCGGATCCGTGTTGTAAACCCGATTTGCACCCTTGATGTACGTCCTAGCACCGGGATCTTGAATCAGCGTGTCACTGGTCTGGTACGTTCCGTCGATCGGCGTTTCGTAGAACAGGTCGAGTGCCGACGTGAACGATGGGTTTCCGGAACTTGGCTGGACACCACCCGTGTATCCGGCAACCGGGTCAGACGTGAAATTCGCAGGAGATCCTCCATCAAGCGAGAAAATCGGCGCATCCGGGTCTTCGATCACCTTGACAGATACAAGGCTCTGGCCGATCGCGTCTTCGGCAGTCTCTCCGGAACGGATCGACAGAAATGGACCGGAAAGCCTGTCGATCGGTGTTGAAAATGCGGAATCCTCCTGCGGAGAATCCATCGACAACTCAATCCGAATGTCCTTCATCATCACTTCTGCAAGATTCGGCTGCACGACAGGACCGAAAATGATGTTGCTGTTGATCCTCTGCGTAGCGGCCTGCGCATTAGTCACCGTGAGCCCAAGAGACTTGTACCCGGTGGCAGACTGACCATCGACGCCAGACGTGAGATCGCGGTCGAACCAAGCGATGTACCCCTGTGCGCTTCCGAACGCAAGGATCGGGGCGCGGGCGTCTCCAAGAGGAAACTCTCCAGCACAAGTCGGGGCGCGGAACATCGCCCACCCGGTCTGGATGGGCCAGAACGAGTCGGTCGGCTGGTTGTACAGGAGATGGACGCTGCTGTCCGGAAGATCGGTTCGAGACAGCATGACGTGGACGTTCTGCGCCTCCGCGTCATATCCAAGGACGCAGTTCAGGGCATCAAAATCCTGCTGCTGGAAGTACGAATCAAGCCGCCCGCCAGTCACGCGACCGCTCTTGGTGACCTGAAACTCGTTCGGGACAACGCGATACATTCCATCCTGCGCCATCAGGTAGATCACCTGCGAATCGCTCGAACACCATGCACGTTCGCTGATGATGCCGACGGAACGCGACAGTTCGATGATCCTCGCCCCATCCACGACTGGGTCCGCGGTCAAGTAAGAAAGCCCGTGTCTGGTCGCGAACATCAGCCCACTTTCGCCTACCGGAATCAGCGCGACGATCGGCTCTCCGGGAACTCCAAACTGCGTAGACGATGATCCGGCTATTGCATCGTGAGAACTTGTTAAAGTCGGATTCCAGTCTTCAGGATCATTGATGTGGCAAAGAAACCAGTTGTTCGCAGACTCCGTGAAACCGCTCATCGCAAGCCTGCCGCCGAATCGAACAAGAAGATTTGCGCGAGCGCCCGATTCGTTTCCGGGACTTCCGTAACCGGAAGCGGGCCTGATTTGGCTTTCCGGTCCAGACCACTCAACTACCGATGGGGTTGCAACCGTGATGTCAACCTTTCGATAGCAGGTTCCGTCTGCAATATAAAGATACTGGCCGAATACAGCGGTCCCGACATACCCAGTCGACTTGATCTTGCGGGTCGACGACTGCGTGAGTTTCGTAGGAGTCGTCTCTCCGGGGTCGATCTTCCAGACCTCTCCGCCAGCGATGACGAAACAACGCTGCTTGAGAACACCGCCGACGAATGCGTCGGCGCGGATGATCGCCTGCACCTCGCGTGTGACAGCGGGGGAGGTGTCGTTGAACTCGAACGCACCGAGCAGCGGCCTGCGCTGCCCGAGACGCAACTTGCCCTTGAATGCGTCGTATGGGACGACATTCATGGCGTCAACGGTAAACCCGCTTGGAAGCGCGGAATACGCGCTGTCCACGTTGATGCCGCGGTACGGAAGTGCGACTGGTGCGTATGGCATCAGGCGGTTCTGGTCAATACGACCGTGAAAGACGTGAAAGTCCAACCCGCCGGAATCGGAAATCCGGAACTGGTTGTTACTGTGTTTGCCTGCTCCCCGTTGTTGTCATTCGTGATCCACTGCGCGTACCAAGTTCCGGTTCCGACGGCAGAATTGACGCGGATCTCTCCTGAAACGAGCGTGAAATAAGCCGACACGGTCTGATTCTGGATCGTCAAATTTCGCACGACGACGAAATGCTGCGCACCGATTCTCGAAAGATTGTCGACGTACGACTTTCTGCACAGCGTGTTCGGATTCGCCGGATCGGAAGCATGCGTAGGCGCTCCGGTGAAAGAACTTGTTCCGGTCACAGTCAAGTTTCCTGTGACATTGAAATTGCCAGTGACAGCCGCTCCATCAAGCAGGTTTACTGGCTCATTGCACAGAATTTCGTTGTCTCTCGCCTCAAATCGCACGACACCCTTCGTTGAAAGTTTCACCGAAGATTGGCCGACGCCAGTGCTTACGTTGTTTACGTTTGCATGGATTTCGATGGACGATGCTGGTCCAGCGAAATTGAAATCATGCACATGATTCGTGTTCGCCGTGTCAATCACGCGGATCTTCGGAGCATCTGCGCGAATGTGGACGTTTCCAGTCGGCGCTGTTTCAGATCCAACGGACAGCCGAGGAGTGTTCGATGCTGCATGGATGAACCGCGCAACCTGCGTTCCGTCAACGTCGATTCGAACATTCGACGTGGAAATCCCGGCAGCGGTCGGGTCTGCCTTGATCGCTACCGAACCGTCGTTGTTGTCGCAGTCGAACTCGACGTATCCGGCATTCGATGTACTCGACGTGTCGGAAATGCGCATGACTGGCGCAGTTCCGGACACATGAACGAGAGTCGATGGGCTGGTCGTCCCGATTCCGACGTTTCCGCCAGCGGCGATGGTCACCCGATCAGTGTTGTTCGTGCCGAACGTGAGCGTCGAGTTCTCGACGTTCGTGATCGACGCGGCGTTGCTGCTCGTAGAAATCGACAGTCCGCCAGTACCTCCGGTCGTTCCGGAGTTGACGAGGTTGATGTCCGCGGTCGCCGTCGATGAGACGACGTGGATGCTCGAAGCGGGCGATGCCGTACCGATTCCCACCTTGCGGTCTGACAGCACCGTGACCTGCGGGGTTGCCGCGTTGTCGATGACGAACTGAATCTTCGATGCGTTCGACGTTCCGCTGGCGTTGCCTGCATCCGCGGAAATGACGACGGTTCCGTCGGTGTTGCTGGTCCCGATCTCCGAGTAGATGTTCGCGCCGGAATTGGTGTCACGCATGCGGATGATCGGGGCGGCATCCTCGATGTGCAGGACGGCGAGAGGAGTCTCCGTCCCGATGCCAACGCGGTCATTGGTCTGGTCTACGCAGAGCGTCTCCTTGTCGAGAGCCTTGCTGCCCTTCAGGTACGGGAACTGGTATGGAAGCGTCTGCCACGAAGTCGTTCCGTCACCGACCTTCCAGTTCCCGGTGTCCAGTTCATAACCGATCTCCCCTTCGAGGAGCGTCGGGTTCGAGGAAGTCCAGTTTGCCGCGGTGCCGCGGCGGATCTGCAACTTGATTGCCATTGCGTTGACCTTTCCTCGTCAGAACTGGCGCTTGGAACGCAGGACGTACCCGGCGACGAAGCCGACGACTCCGCACAGGACGGCGAAGAACACGGAACCGAGGAACGACGAGAAATCAGCGAGCATCATTCTTCTCCTTGGCCTTCCGGGCCTTGCGGAAGGCTGAATCAAACTCCGGGTCGGACGCCCTGCGGGCGGCGACGTATTCCCTGACGGACTCCTCCTTCGAGGGGTCCATGACATCGACGGCAAGCGAGGCGTCCACGCGCTTCGCACGCGGGATCCAGCCGATCGCCACGCGGATGGCCGTCCCGATCCCCGTCTGCCACAGGATGATGACCACGGCGACGAAAATGATCGCGAGGAATGCCCACCCAAGCAGGCCCATCCATGCGGGGATCTGGTCCTCGACCTTCGGCAGTTCGGCATGGATGCCAGCCGCAAGGTCGTAGAT